AACTGGCGACCATGCTATTGAAAGAATGTCGGAATGTAGGCCTATCTGATGAAATATTGGGAATTGCGGTATGAAGGCCAGCACATCAAAACCAACTACTAAAAAAAGGCACGGCGGTGGAATGCCTGCCCATAAGCCTACCGACCAGCAACGCGCCATGGTCCGCGCTTTGGTCACCGCCGGGCTTACACAAGACCGGACGGCGGCGGTGATCGGCATCAACAAAAGCACGCTGATCAAGCACTACAAAAAAGAACTGGAAGGCGCGCGGGATGAAGCGTTAGGCCGGAACACGGTCGCCTTAATGCAGATGGCGAACAAGGGTAACGCGGCGGCGGCGATCTACCTGCAAAAATGCCTGGGCGGGCGCGAATGGAACGAGCGCAACCAGACCGAGCACGAGGGAACAATCACGTTGAGGGTGGTGTATGGCGAAAGAGATTAAAATTCACCTTCGCAACCCGCACGCCAAACAGCGGGAGTTTCTTGATTCCAAAACCAAGCGGCGCATCATCCGCGCGGGGCGCCGCGGCGGCAAGACGGTTGGCATGGCGATCTACGCGGTTGAGATGTTTCTTGCGGGGCGGCGCATACTGTATGCGGCACCGACACAGGACCAAGTAGCAACGTTCTGGTTTGAGGTGTGCGAGGCCTTGCGTGAGGCCGTGGACGCAAACGTATTCACCAAGAACGAAACCAACCATGCGATTGAACTGGCGCACACCAAACAGCGCATACGCGCCAAGACAGCATGGAACGCGGATACACTACGCGGTGATTATGCGGACGTGCTTATCCTTGATGAGTTTCAGCTAATGTCTGAGGACACATGGGACACGGTAGGCGCGCCGATGCTGTTGGACAATGACGGCGACGCGATATTCATCTACACGCCGCCTTCGTTGCGTTCTTCAGGTGTGAGCAAGGCGCGCGACCCGCGATACGCCGCGCGATTATTCAAGCAAGCACAGTCCGACGACAGCGGGCGGTGGGCTGCGTTTCATTTCGCCTCGCACGATAACCCGCACATCTCAAAAGAAGCACTGGACGAAATACGCAGCGACATGACGGCGACCGCGTATCGGCAGGAGATCCTGGCTGAAGACGTGGACGAGGCCCCAGGCGCATTGTGGAAACGTGAACTGATCGAGATGCACCGCGTTGCGACCGCGCCAGCATTCGATCGCGTGGTGATCGGCGTGGACCCGTCTACGACCAGCGGCGGCGACGAGTGCGGCATCATCGCGGGCGGCAAGGCAGGCGATACTTATTACGTGATCGGAGACCACACGCTGCAAGGGCCGCCGATTGCGTGGGCACAGAAGGCTATCGCGGCGTTCGGGCTGCACGAGGCGAACCACGTTGTGTACGAGACCAACCAAGGCGGGGAGATGGTCGCGCAGACGCTGAAGACGGCGGGTGATGTGCCGATGCGCGGCGTCCATGCGTCACGCGGAAAGGCCGTCCGCGCCGAACCGATCAGCGTGTTGACCGAAAACGGCAAGGTGAAATTCGTGGGCGATTTCCCGCAACTGGAAAACGAGTTATGCACATGGGAACCCGGCAGCGCGAACAGCCCGAACCGGCTTGATGCGTTTGTGTGGGCGATCACGGAACTGTCCACACGTACGGTGGGCGCAGCGAGGTTGTATCATTGAGCGTGTACGACTATCCTGTATTTGAGCCAAAAAAACAGGGCCGCCTCACCATCCTGATATGCACACCGGACCAGCACACCCCCCGCTTCCAGTCCTGTCTTGATTCTGTGTACCGCACCACGCGCGGAATACCGTGTTCTGTGATGGTCCTTGACAATCGCGGCGACCCTGAGTTCCGGCATGCGTCCGAAATAAACCGCGCACTTATGATGGCCAATGGGCCGCTTATCACCCTTGACGACGACGTGACGGTCGTGGGCGATTGGTTGCCCGCGATGCTGGAAGCGGCAACCGAAAACGTGGCAATCGTGGCGTTGTCCGTGTGGCGCAATCCGTCGCACTTGTGGAGCCGCGCGTTATCCTTTGACGCAAAAGGCAGGCCGATAAACTGGAAGGGCGAAATATCGCAGCCTACGCCCGTCCCTGCAGCGTGCTCTTGCTGCTGGCTGATAAACGACCCTGATATGCGCATGTCCCTTGACTACACCAAATATTATTTTGACCCTGATGCCTGTTTCCATGCGTGGCATCGCGGACAGCGGGTAATTGTGTTGCCGCAACCCGTGTACCATGAAGGGGCGGGCGCAACACGGGACAGCGGCGGCAATGTGGCGGCGCTTGTGGATCGGGACCGCGCCGCGTTTCGGCGCACTTGGATTACGTCCGGGTGGTTGGCAGATTTACGCGCGCAATATGGCGCCATTTGGCCGGAGGACATGCGGTGGTGACAATACGCGACATGCGCCCGCCGATTGGCGCACGATTTGACAATCACCGCAAAGGGCTTGAACAACTTGCGGAACTGTTTTATGGTGAGGTGCGACTGCTTGTTGAGGTCGGCTCGTGGAAGGGTGAATCGGCGCGCATCTTTTCGCGATGGGTAAACCAGGTGGTGTGTGTGGATTCGTGGGCCGTGGGCCTACCGCCTGAATCGCCCTACACAATGGAGGATGTGCATCAAGAATACTGCCGCAACGTGGCAGACTTGAATAACGTGGCGTGGTTGCGTATGCCGTCAGTTGATGCGTCCGTGCTATTTTGTGATGGGGCACTTGACGCGGTGTACATTGACGCAAGCCACCAATACCGTAACGTGTTAGCCGACATCCGCGCATGGATGCCGAAGGTACGCAAAGGCGGCATTCTTGCGGGCCATGATTACGACATGGCGGACGTGGCACAAGCAGTATACGAGACCATAGGCGAGCCGCACAACACCTTTGCCGACAACTCGTGGTTGTGGAGAAAGGCCGCATGACGCGCCGCCTGATAGTCGTAGCCGCCACGGGCGAAATGGCCGGGATATGCGCCATTACCTTGCCGCGTATCAAGGCGTATGCGGAGCGGGTAGGCGCGGCGTTGTACGTTCTGGAAGGATTGCCAGAGCGATATCAGCATCCTAAATACCGCATGTTCGAGGCGGGCGAATTGTACGTCAAGCGCATTCTGATACTTGACGCGGACATCTTGATACGCGACGGTGCGCCGGATATTTTTGCGGAACTGCCCGAAGGCAACCATATCCTTGATGAGGCGGCGATCCGCGCGCCGGGCGCATTTGATGTGCATAAATACGAGGTGTGCGCTTTTGCGAAGGACTGGGCCGATTTCGGTGAGCACTGGTGGAGTCCTGGCGTTGTGTTGATGGATCAAGACGCGATACGCAAGGTCTACCAGATGCCGCCATGGGATGTGACAAAGAATTTATTTACTGTTTCGGGCGGCGCGCGCATTGTCAAGAATATGCCGTGGATTAATTACCAAATTGCTAAACAGGGGATAGAAATCACGCCACTGGATTTTAAATGGAATTGTTTTGTCAATGGGCGCGGCATAGTCAGGGACGCTTATTTCTGGCATTGCGCAGGAAATGAATCACAATACAATGTGCAGGGCAAGGTAAGTATAGCCATGACCGCATTAAGGAAATACGGCGAATTGAAAGTATCTTCGCCACGAGTACATTGTGTCATGGGCCGCGACCAGCACAACTGGATTCTGGGCCGCATGTGGCGGGCTATACAGGAGACAGCGCCAGAGGGGGCAATTTGCACGGACGGGGAGCGTCCCATGAATCAGGCAGGCGTGATCAATTATTACAATCCATATCGCGGCTACCGCCACAAAACACAAGGCCATGATGTGGTGTTTTGCACTCACCCGGAGATTCCGACCACCTGGGCGCGCGCAACGCGGGACGCGGATCATATCGTGGTCATGGCCGACAAATGGAGACAGCACCTGATTGAGCAGGGCGTCCCGGCGCACAAGATCACGCACGTACCACCCGGTGTGGATGGTTGGTTTTTGGATCCACGCCTCCGCATATTTAATCCGTGCAAAATGCCGGACGGAAGTTACGGTGAGCGCAAAGGGAAACGGCTTTGGGCGCGGCTGTGCCATGAGCCATGGCTGGAATGTATTTGCTCTGGCGGGGCCATGTCCGAGGCAGAATTACGCCTGCAATATCTAGCCGCTGACGCGATCGTATCCACCGCCGTGCCTGACTACGGAGGTGAAGGCGGCCCGATGAGCTGCAAAGAGGGGCTGGCCCTGTGTAAGCCCACCGTGATGCCCGCCGGAATCGGCCTGGTGGATGAGCACGCGGATCACCCGTGCCTGTTGCGGTATCCAGCCGGGGACTACGACGCGCTGATCGAAGTGTTGAAGCCGCTATACCACGCCAAGGTCAACGCCAAAATGGCGGCGACGGATTGGACAAGGGAGGCGTGGGGAAAAGCGCACTGGGACATATTTAATCGGCTCATACAGGGCCTGACACAGCCGCAGGCCGCGCCGCAAGCGAGGCGGGTGAAAGACAAAACCGTGCCGCTGTATTTCGGTGATAACCAGCGGGACAAGTCTGAAATATTGGAGTATGTCACAAACAAGGGATTTATCCCTGTAGAGGCCGATTCGCCCGAGGGTGCGATAGACCTTACCGCCGTCGCAGGCAAGCCTGTGTTCACCCGTAACCGATTTCTAAAACAACAACTGGGGGCTTATAAATGAAAACCATAGCCGAACTTGTAACGCTGCACGACGCAAAGGTAAGCGCGCACAATATTTCATTGCAGTACTACGATTCAACGCGGCAGCCGCAATACCTGACGGAGCGGCTGCGCGATTTCTTCAACCAGAACACGCACTACACTATGAACTGGATGTCGGTCGTGGTGGATGCTGTGCGTAACAAGGAGACTATCGAGGCCTTCACCATCGCGGCCGCGAACGGGCAGGATGACGCGCGCACGGACATGCTGAACACAATCTGGGACCGCAACCAGGGCGCATGTGAGGCGGACCTTGTGCATGAGTACGTACACGCCACGGGCGAGGGCTTCATTGTCGCGGGCGTTGAGGAAAACGGGCAAGCGTCTTTTTTCGCGCAAGACCCGCGCTGCATCGAGGTCGTGTACAGCGACACCAACCCGCGCGAAATCGTACAGGCGGCTAAGTTTTGGCTCGACGGCAAGACGCACAAGGCAACGGCGTGGACAAAGCAGGATGACGGCGTATACGAGGAAACGCTTACCGGCCGCAGCACCACGCAAACCGACGCCGCACTGGCACAGATTGAAAACGGCATCACCTACACGAGCGACGGCGATCCGGTCAAGACTACCTACCCGCGCGTACCTGTGTTCCACTTCCGGCGATCGGCGCGCAACATCAAGCCCGAATTCTATCAGGTGCAAAGCATTCAGGACAGCATCAACAAAACGTTTGTTGCGCTTGGCTTTTCTATCGAAAACGCGGCGGATCGCATACGCTGGGCAATCACCAACGCGGACTTGAGCATATTCCAACAGGCCAAGGCGGGCGACGTGGTAGCGATCCCACCGTCAAGCCAAGGCGAGCAACCGTCCACGCTGGGCGAATTCGGCGCGTCCGACCTGCAACAAATTAGCGCGCTGCTTGATGGCTGGGTGGCAAACACGGCCGCGATCACCGCAACGCCCTACCATTTCTTCAGTAACGACGGCGCGTCCGGCTTAAGCGGCGAAGCGTTGCAGGCGCTGGAATCGCCGCTTGTCGCCAAGATCACGCGGTATATCCGGCGGCTT